TTGTCAGAACGCACACGGCGAATGTAATACTGACTATGCTGGGGATGGATACCACTAGCAGTTCCCGTAAGCTGAGACACAGTGCCTTCTGGTTTAACACAAGTAATAGCGGCAGACACAGGGATGCCAAGATCGTTAGCCATCCGAGCGTTTGTATCAATAGCAACATTCTTCAACTCCTCAAGGCGCTTAGGAAGGTCCAGGTCATAGGCACTGTTCAGCAACGGATTATCAAGAATACCAGTCATAGACACGCCCAGGAGACGCTCTTCCTCGGTGTTGGTCTGCCATATCTTCCGCAGGTACGGGAAGTGGGTCATCGTCGATTGAAAAGTTCCAAGAATCGTTGCCAAGCGAACCTTGTTGCGAAGTCGATCCATATCATCGCCGTTACGAACAATAACGGAAGAAAGATTGCAAAATTGATAAGGCCGAAGAATAATCTCGCTGCAAGGGTTCGTACCCCACTCTTTACCCAGGCTACGGCGACCATTCTTTTCTGCTTGAAGTTCTGAAGCATAACGATTGAAGATTCCTCGCTCACCGGAGTGAGATTCATAGATGTTAGACCATTCACGCATGAACTGACCAACGTCAGGCTTTACCTCGTAGACAGCACTGTTGTTAGCCAAGGCTCGCTGACCATTACCATCCCACCAGTTGCCTGCCTTAGCGTGAGCCATACGGTCATCACCAAGGTCAGACAGGGAGATCATAGCACTACGGCGCACTCCGCCCACGACGACAACTTCCCCGACCTTACAGAGAATATCATGACACTCGATGGTGTGTAGCTTACGCCCCACAGCTCCTTTGAACTTGGCGATAACATATTTAAACAACTCCACCAGAGGCTCGGGTCCACTTGCCCGTCCACCGAAGGTTTTAAGGCGTGTACCGGCAGGACGAACTGCGGAAACATCCCACTTCGGGATCTCACCGGCGTAGAGGAGAGCAATGATCTGACGGAGAGCCTTTGCCCATCCTTCCTTGGAGTCTTTAACAACAATAGTAGTATTGCTGTCGTACAGCTTTTCAGGAATCTCTGGTAGTTTGTTAACATATTTCTGCTCCACACTAAAGCCCACACCTGTGCCACACAAGAGGATGTACATAGCCTCGTCAAAGGCTTTGGGATCATCAATGGGCAGGTACGAGCAGTTATAACCAGCGATGTTCTGGCGCTCCAGAGCCTCACCAGCAGTCATAATTGACCGCATCGAAGGCATAACTTCCAGGTTAGTCACAGCCTCTTCAAGCTCATGACGCAGGGCAGGACTGAGCGTATATTGGTGCTTGTCCTTGAGATGTTTTTCCATAAAGTTGAAATAACGAGTAACTGTTTCGGGCCAGTGCTCTCGTCGTCCTTTATCGTCTAGGAACCGGCTGTAACGGCTTTTTGCAATGTAAGTTTGGTACGGGGTCATTATTTTCCTTGTTCTAGTTCAATTAGCTTTTCAAGATAGTGGATGGCTTTCTTGAGGTCATCTATACCGCCCTTGTCTCTCCAACGGGACACGTATTTTACGCAGTTTCCGGTAAAATAGCAAAGGTTATTTGCATAAATATAGTCCCAAGGTTGAATTTCTTTGTCACTATAGTGACTCCCCGAGACTTGTTTACCATTAGCACCTTTTTGGGGCACTTTCTCAGGCAAGTTTAGTGACCTCATATATTCCTCAATCTCCTGAACTGTTGTGGAGTGTATTGGTGTCCAACTGTCCATATTTCTTCTCCAAGTATTCAATGCTTAGGAACATTTCATCAAAGTGACCGTCTTCGACCTCGTTCATCACGAGAAGGCCCCGCCAATGACGGTTACTAAGCTGATCCATATAACTCTCATCGTGCAGATAATAACTACCAACCACAATAGCTGTGATAGGTCGTCCATCAGCTCGCTTACCATAGGCGACTTGTTTTCCTTGTTGGTGTCCAGCAACACACGACATATGTAGCTTACTGATAATAGCAGCAGGAGACGATGCAGGTCTGCCCATAGCACCGACAGGCCAGTAATGGTTAAAACCAACACCATTAATGAAAACAGGATGTAAGAACCCATGTACTTCCCAGTCAGATTCATAGCCTAAGTCCTTTGTTGAGATTAACCCTTCAAGGGTGGGATTGTTGTTAACAGCTCTATCAATACGATTCTCATGGTTACCCAGAGTCAGAACCATTCGAGGCTTGTAAACCTTCTCTTTGTTCTTCTTCTGCCGATTTTGTAGGTACTTAAGAGGATCTAGTAACATTTTCATAGCCTGCTTCGCAATGTCGATATCAGACTTGTACCTAAGACCTTCAAAATACTTGGAGCCTTTAATATCGTGGGAAGACAGACTAGGCATATCAGCAAAGTCCCCGAGGTTAACAACAACGTCAGGCCGGTAATCCGTAATAGCCTGACCAGCCCAAGTAAGATGCTCCAGAGGAACACCTTGCTTGACTTGACAATCCGGTATAACAAGGATTCTCATTATTCGTAATGGGAAAATATTTCTTGAGGTTGATGCTCACCGCCATTGTTAAGCTCTGGGTGCTCAGCCAGAAGTTTTAGAAAATCATCTTTCTTAAGCTCACGCCCAGGAGCTGGTGAAACATTATGGTCAAACATCGGGAAGTTAACCGCATAGAATACGTTCTCTCTGATCGAGTAGCCATAATGCAGCTCCAGCACTTTGATGAGATCTTCTAGCATCTGCATCCATGTAGTACAGGAATAGCTCATACGCTGCTGGATGTATTGATCAGGGAAATCAGACAGATCAGAGTTGTCTTGGTCGATGCTGATGCTTACAGTGGTGTCTTTTTGGTTCATAGGTTTCTCCTGTTGAATTTGATGAAAATAGCCTTCAAGCTCCATTTAGTACCTCCTCTAGCGAAGGGAAATGTTCAAAGATTATATCTCGACATTGTTCCGCTACCTCACGATGCTCCTTCTGTGTTGCCTTATCGCAACGAATCTCAATGTAATGAATCCAGCTACGCAGGGTTCCATTCATGTACAGTTTAGAGCCTGTGAGACCTTCTGGCAGAAGTGCTCGTGCTACCTCTTTAGCGATACCTTTATTGAGAGCAGCCTCGTACAGAAACTCAGCTTCCTTAGTCAGTCTCTGCTGCACTCCATCCCACCAAGTGGCTAGATAACGATCATTTTCGTTGCCATAGATGTCTAGGGCTAGGCTATTCTGGCGATTAACCATGTCCTGCTTACGGCATTCACGAGTCTCAAAAGCTTCTGCCGTAGCATAACGCTGAGAGAATTCCTGGAAGCTGAAGCTACGGTGTCTCAGGATCTGACGAGCAATGTCCCTGGTGGTTTCAATTTCCATGCAGACATTGACCATCTCGAACGGACTCCAGTGCCTGTTCTTAACCAAGTACTTGAGAAGTTTTGAAGCCGTCTGAGGGTTGTTCTGGTTCGCTGGGTTGCTCACCCGAGCCATGTACGCTATCTTCTCCTCCGCTTGTGGTGTCAACCATATCAAGTTTACATGGGTCATGAAAAGTTCCTTCCTTTGCTGCTTCCCACAGCGCTTTCATAATTACAGCACGAATAATGTCTGAGGTTTCTTCTGAAGATACGTGCAGAGTATAGTCTGCCGATCCGTCTTCATTTTCCTTGATTAATCTGAATTCCATTTCTAAAACTCCTTATAAAATAATCAGCATCTACGATAACAAGAGGCTTACATTGGTTTTGTTTAATAAATACCACAGGCTCATGCGTCCCGTGTGAGCAGGCTTGGTTGTAGAAGTCATACACGGCGATACGAGCATAACTCTTACATTCAATCTGCCAGGGATAGAGCTTACGAGCCGCAGGAGACAGCATTACATCCTCGCCAGAGGCCCCCATAGAGGTGGACTTAATATCGTCTCCTTCAAGCTCTGGAGCGTGTTCTAGGAGCCTTGCTGCTGCCCACTTCTGTAGGTTCCGTCCCTTTGCCTTTGCGCTACTGGTTTTCAAGCTTTAGTCCTCTCGTATTGATGCAACAATGCCCCAAAAGCATCCGTGTATTCTTCATCATGGTTAGTCTTACCCATCGTGAACAAGATTGCATGAACCAGCTCGTGACAGAAGGTCTGCTGCGTCATTTGCTCATTCATTCCTGCTCTGAGCTTGATTTCTTGGTTGGCTGGGTCACAGATTCCGTACTCGCTAAGTCCCTCAATGAACCTGACGGTCCAGTCGAATCCTGCGAGGGTAAAGGAGGAAGCCACAGTTGGTCTGGGTGTCGCCTTAACCATAACAGTACACCGTTTTCGGTAACTCGCTCAATATTCCCATCATACGCTTTAACACAAGCATCATAAAAAGTCCTTTCGGTCGTGCAGTTTTCCAGTATTTTAGCTGCTTTTACAGGTCCAATCCCCTTGATCCCGAGGATATTGTCTGTTCGATCTCCAGTCAGAATCTGAGTGTAGAAACTACGGATTCCTTCCTCTTCCGTGACATAGTACTTTTCCTTCTTGACGAAGTTATAGTGCCAGCCTTGGACCTGATCGAAGTCTTTATCAATCGACACTATCCAGCATTTGTCCTGCTCTTTCGTGGCTTCGATGGCGATTGCGTCATCGGCTTCTTGTCCTTCGACGAGTTCTGCTCCGAGTCGCTGGAGGTAGGCTCTGAGGGCATCGTAGTGCTTTGGCTTTTGGAAGTCTTTTCGGTTTCCTTTGTATGGGGCTGTGGTCGCCACCATTTGTCGAAAATTCCCCTTACCGGTGAGATAGGCTTTATAGTCATCGCAATTTAGTTCCGTAAAAACTATTTCAAAGATGAGTTCTTTAGCTCTTGCAAAACAGATCTCCTCTGTCTCTTCTTCAGACGCAAACGCTACCCTGTAAACGATAACGTCTGCGTCTATAAGAGCTAGCTTAGGAAGCTCAGATGAGGTCATCATCTTCTTGCTTGGCATCAGGCACGTAGGTCTTCACCTCGGTAACCTTCAGGGCAGTCTTCTCAGAGTTACCCACGATGCTCGGTGAGAGACCGAACTTAGCACTCATCTTGTGCTTGTATGCAGTCACCAATGCCTCACACTTGGAGCCGTTACCCAGAGCATCAACAGCAATGAAGTTGCCATCAGCGTCAGTGGGCTTAAACAAGAACTTGCTTTTGACAACAATGTAGTTACCTTGGGAGTCCTTGTACTTGACTCGGATGCCAAGGCCCGTGAGCTTGGCTACGTCAGCGTCAGAGATATTACCGATGGTACACTCGTAACGGTCATTGTCCTCATTAAAAGCTTTATTGAATTCAGCCATCCACTTGGACCAGAATAGCTCTCCAGAGATTTTAACGGGTTTAAGATCACTCATTTTTCAATTCCTTTGAAAGTTAATAAAATGCCTGTCTTTCCAGGCTGTCAATTCAGGAACTTTGGAGGTGCTTCCCCCATAGATTCCATGTATTCTAACGCTGCTGCAAAGATAAGATAGATTTGCTCCAGATCAAGATTAGCAGTATGAGACACTTTGAAGCTATCTTCGGTGACATCAATGATGATTCTAGCATCAAAATCCTCAGTGGGTTTCTCGCCAGCTCCGCCCTGTTTTGTATTCGCCATCTAAAGGACACCTTAAGTTAAAATGTTTACCAGCTTCTTTGATTGATTCAACACAAGCTTTCCCTGTAACGTCTGCAAACTCGGGCGTTGTCTCATATTGTATTTCAT